CGTTAAGGTAGTCACTTGCTTTCATCGATTCGCCTGAAACTGCTCGATGCGACCTTCTACCTTGCCAGCCTCAAAGCCAATGCGATAACCGCAATAGACCAGAGCGATTGTTGCTACGAAGATAATTAAATCTAAGTTCATTTCTGAGCCCTTTCGTTGTTGGTAGCCCAACTCTACAACGGCAGCTCGACCTCAACTAGCACATTTTGATAACGATTAGGTAACAATTCTGCCTCGTCCACCGCATCGTCTAGGGTGCGCCTAATGTCGTTATCTAGGTCGTCCATAGACTTTGCCCTGAACGATGAACGTGCCGTTCTTCTCAATGTGGATAATGTCCACCTGAACGTTAGATCCCTTGACGTACATAATGGCGAACGCTTGTTGCCAATTAGCCGTTCCCTTGGTGTATGAGGCTTGTTTAAAGTCCATGAGGTTACCTACCTCGACTCCATGTAAAACACGCCCTAAACGCCCTCCAGAGGCTTCTGTGAAGGCGCTACGCCCTGCTCTGTGAGTATGTCCTGAGATAACGTTCTTGCCATGCCTACGAGCCGCCTCAAGGGCTGATAGACCCCCTAGGTTCTTGATAGGCGTATGGTCGCCATGGACTGCTATCCAGTTGGGTGCAATCGGCATAGGGTTCTTATGGAAGGTAATGCCAAGCTCATCGAACTTCATGAACTTCTCAAAGCGCAGCTCTGGCAAGGATAGGAAACTAGGGATTTTCTTCATGATTATGTTATATAGGCGGTCTGTGTGGTTAGACCTGATGCAGTCGGTAACGCCTAATTCCCATAGGAGATCAACGCAGCGGTCTCGGTCATCGCCAAGGCTCTGCTCATAGGCTTGTGGTGTGCCTTCTGACCACTTGCTGATGGTCTGGAAGTCAATCTCGTCGCCAATGGTGACTGTCTGGTCTGGCTTAAAAGTCTTGAGAAATCGTGCAATATTGCGAGTGACGTGTACGTCCTCGAACGGGACTTGCAAGTCCGAAAGTATTACGATTCTTTTAATCGTCGTCCTCATCTTCATAGGGAATGTTGTCTATGCGATTGGGAAGGTTTGGGATAATCCAATCAGGAAAGGAATCACGATCTGCCAGTATCCAGAAGGCATGAGTCTCTGAGAACCCTGCCTTGCGTAAAGACTTGTAATACTCGTTCAACGCTATCGCATAAGCATCAAGGGCTGAATAAGTGTCTAAATCTATGACTGGTCGCTTCCTTGCCATAACTTTATTTTCCCGTAACTAGTACCTCAAGCATTGCTTCGACACGCGTTAAGCGGTCATTCATTGACGAGCCGCCATTGGGCTTTAGTTCAGCCAAGTAGTGCTTAATCATGAACTGCGTGAACGTTGCCACGCCGCCAAGAACTGTAACAACACCGACAGCCCACGCCGCAAGGTCTTGCGCGCTCACTTCTTAGGAGTTGCGTAACCGAATACGCCAGCGAGAATCGCCCATAGGATAGAGCGGTAATCCGCTGCAAAGTTAGAAGCTGCCCACGCAGAGAGGAACGCCCCTGCTGTGAGTAGATAAGGATTCTTCATGTTCATTGTGTGCCACCTATCATCGGGATATTAAAGAACGAACCATCTGTATCGCCCTTCTTAGTGAAACTGATGTGCATGTGATGACGATGCTGATTAATCCCATCATAAGCACGCCAACGCCAAGCCTTCTTACTTGAGGCAATCTTGCCGTCGAAGATGATGTAAGCAATTCTTGGGTCAAACTTTGCTGCGTGTCGTATCTGATCTGCAAGGTCAGGCATGAGGTCGGGCTTTTTCTTTCCAGATAAATCCCTGTCAATATCAATGGCTCGTACGATACCCAGTTCATCAGGATTGTGGTCAGAACGACGTGCCGAATGACGAGTGTCGCCAATCCAGCCGTCTGAGGTGCGATCTCTATCTGGGAAACAATCATCTACTTGAAGCCTGAGCTGTTGCCCTGCTTTGCATAACTTTGGGGTCATGCCAATAGTGCAGTTTTTAATTCTTCGATTGAAAGACCTACTGATGCAAGTTTGTCAGCAATGGTTGGTTCTGGGCTGATTGTGTTTCCATTGTGAGCTGCAACGACTGCTTCAGCTTTTTTAGCATCTGCATCAGCAATTTCAAGAAACAAGTCACCATTGCCATCGATGAATGGCGGCTCTGTAATCGATACGCCAGCAGCGTTCAATTCATCTAGCAACTCTGCGCCATTTAGGTTTTTTGGCTTTGTATATTTAATCATTCTTATGCTCCTAAATATGTTGCATCAAAGTGTAGCCAGCCCTCAAGACCTGAGCCTGCGTAAATGTCAAGAGTTCCACCTGAAGATTGATAAACGCGGATTGTAAAATAATCGCCAACTGCGGCTGTTACTACTCTAGAAACAACCATAATTGTGTTTCCGCTTGAACTACCAAATCCGTTCCAAACGCGGTTGTTGTTATCGCTTGTGCTTCCATTCTTCATTAAGCGCATGCTGCGTTCACCAGTTGCATTTGCTGGCCAACCAGCTGCGGCAGTAATTAAATACTTTCCTGCTTTGCCAGAAGGAATTGTTATGCGATCATTATTTGTTGCATTGTCATGAAATCCGTCGGTGTCGTAAAGTTCGGCATCGAAAGCAATGTTTGTATTTGTTGCGTTCGAAATTGATTGGCTGCCGCCTGCTGATCGGTAGAGTGAGCAACCTGAAAAAGAAGAACCAGCGGTAGCCCACTTCAAGCCAGTTGCTTCTGCTGAATCGGCAGTTAATACCTGTCCGTTTGTACCTACTCCGAGACGAGCATCTGCCGTCGAATATGTGTAAAGGTCGCCCTTTGTCGTCAATGGGCTTGAACCGCCACCGATTGAGACCCAAGCTGATCCTGAGTAATACTGAGTGGCATTGGTATCTTTGAGGTAGGAAATCATGCCTTCCTGTGGGCTTGTAATGGCAGAGGTACGAGCGGCGGCATCTGCGAACACCATTACAACCTGAGACGTTAGATAGCCATTGGCTTGAGCCGCTGTAAGCACGTCTCCATTAACAAACTCTTTATAACCTAATCCTGCTGCCATTTTGCTCCTAGTAACTCAATGTAGATTGTCCGATTATACCGTATGTGCTGCTACCAATGATGAAGCCATCAATGATTGGTTCAAGCGTTGTAATGCTTACGCTCATTTTGTTTGGTGTTATATCCCATGCAAAGCCTTGTGCTTGCAGGGTCTTAGTGATTGTTGAACCTTCTTGAGTCACGTTAGTGATGTTCAAGTTGTCAAAGTAGTCCAGCCCGATAAGGGTGTCTGTTGGTACTGCTGGATCTAGCAAGTCCACAGTCATCTCGTCAATGCGGATTGTGGTCTCCTTGCGAGTGTTGACATAGTTCTGAGCTGCGCCCAATACCTGTGCATCATCTTGCGCGACTAGGTTCTCCTGACTCAAAGAGTGAGGGAAATACTTATCGATAGAGGCTTGGCTGTAAACGTTCTGGGCTGTGCCGCCTACGCGGTTAAAGACAACGCTGTTGATGATGAGTTTGTCATCGAAGGCGTACTTGAGATTCTTGTATGGAATCCCTGTAGTCTGGTCAAAGACAATGGCGGTATCTCCTAGAGTGCCAGTTACCTCGCTACGGGACTTGAATACTGCTGTGCCGTCTGGTGACATGTAGAACGCGCCAAGTCCTTCGGAGAACTCCACGTTCTTAATCGCTTCAAGGGTTGTTCGAGTAGTTGCAGGATCAGCAATACAGGTTGCATCTCCTGTAGCAATGGAGCGCATAGAGACTGGGAACTGCACGTCATCGAGAATTGCATCGATTCTTTCGCCAGTTGTCTGCCCTGCTGGAGTTGAGGCTACTGTGGCGATTTGAGACATTTGCAATAGGCGGAAGCCGTCTGTGCAAAGAATATCGACGTAGGCAGTCTCCTGACCTACAGGGAAGGTATAGCGGTAATCATTGACATAGCCAGAAAATAGGAAGTGTTCCGCCGTTGCTGTAGTTGCTGCAACGCGCAGCTTACGCAAAGGCACGAGGTAGCCATAGTAAGGCGATGAAGGGTTCTGAGGGTTGAAGTAGCCTTGAGGGTCTAACACTCGCACAATGGCTGTTCCAGCCTCGTATGTATCCTTCATGACGTTGCGCCCACGACGAATTGAAATGCTGTAAACGTTTGGAGTTAGATCAACTGTAGGAATCAGTACGTCAGAAGAGCCGAATGAATTAACACCGATAACGCCGTTGTCTGGAGACCCGATGACGAACCCTGCGCCAAAGGTAGCTCCAGAGCTAAAGTCAAAGGTGACGGCTATCTGTGCAGGTAGGCTCACTCAAAGCCACCTGTGCGACGATTGACGTAAGTCTGGTTGCCTGATGAAAGACTCTGTTGCATAAGGTTCTTCGCGATTGTGTTGGTCAAGTCTCCATCGCCTGTAATCTTTAACTCGATTACTTGCGGTCCTTGAACTGCTCCTGTAGGTGTGCCGTATGTACCGCTAGGAGGCGGTGTAAAGCCCGTTACAGGCACGTTGGTATTGACTGCCATGCTTGAGGCTGCTGCCGCTACTGCTGACCCAATAGGCGCATTAACTGTCATACTAGCAATCTGCTTTGCCTTGGCAGCAATCATGTCAAGATAGGCTTCCCATGAAGCAAAAGGATTAGCAGCTTGCGGAAGGCTTGCCAAGTCCTTGGCTATCTTGATGCCCAAGCCTTGAGCAATAGCAAGTTCGTAAGTAAGTCGTTTGGCTTCGTCCTCGTTGCCTAAAAGCAATGCGAACTGGAGTTCTAGGCGTTTGCGATCTTCATCTGAAATCTTGCCTTTGAGTGCTGCAATAATCTGAATCTGCTCAAGGTCAAAGATAGTGCCAGCCTTCTTAAGTGCGGCTTGCTTCTTCTGTTCGATAGTGAGTGCCTTAGTAGCTGCTAACTGTTGCTTGTAGAGCTTGGCTTGCTGCGCTTCAATAACTTTGAGTTTAGCGTCATTCGCCATTGACTTACGAAATAGTTCTTGCCCTGCAACTGGAGCTGGAACGGCTTCAGGCTTGGCACTACCAACACCAAAGTATGCCTGTCCAAAAGCAGTAAAAGCATTGTTAAATAATTTGGCTGCTTCTACAAGTCCCACACCAAAAGCGTCGATAATTCCGCCAAGTCTGCGAGCCCCAGAGGACTGGTCTCCGTTAGCACCTGCCAAAGTAAAAAGAGCCTTGCCTGCGTTTTCTTGTAGGTTGCTCCATGCAAGAGATAAAACGCTCAACTGTCCTGCATAGGTGTTGAGGTAAGCCGCGCTTGAGCCCGAGAACTTCTTATTGAGAATGTCCTGAATCTCAGAGAATGACTTAGCCTTGAGTTCTGCTTCTGTGAGTCCTAGCGAATACTTCTTGAGTGAACGAGTCTGCCCGTAATAAGCCTTAGCCAAGTCCTCGGATACTGATCCAAGGCTTTCGCCTGTACCGCGTGAGACTTCGATGGCTGTGTTAAGAATTGATTGAGACTTAGCAAGTGAGCCAGTCTGTTGCAATAGTCTCTGAAATGCTGGACGAAGTTCGTCGTCTGCTACTTGAGCAGTTTTCTCAAGGTTTGAAATGTAGTCAGTAATGTACGGATTGGCGAATTCAAGCCCAAGGTTCTTAACCGCATTGCTTAACTTAGTTGCGGCAAGTTCATCAACTACGAAAGCAGATAGTGACTTCTTAGCAAAGGAGGCAATAGCCACGCCTCCTAAGACTGTGCTGAAAGTCTTGACCGACTTCTGAAGTTTGCCAATTGCCTTGTCTGCCTTGTTGATGCCTGTAGCATCGAGTGTGGTGGCAATGCGTATCGCTAGATCGGTTGCAGCCATTAGCCTTTACCCCTTACTCTAAATGTCTTTTCGCCAAAGGCGTTAGTCTTTACAATAACTTTATTATTGGCAGCTTCAATTGCTTTTACAACTGCTGCCGTAGTTCTGCCTTGATCTTCAGCCCATGCTCTAAACATGAGGCGACCCTTGGTCTTGCGAGTTCTACGACCTGCCACGTTGGACTGTTGCGAATCGACCAAAGGAGGAAGCGCATCAATGAATTGCTTGCCAGCGTTAGGGTTTGCACTTCGGTTGATTGTCTTGCCTGATTCCCATGCAGGGACGAAGCCGCCATTGCGGAAGGCTGTGGTTCTTTTTGCAGGTGGCTGACCTTGTGGATTCTTACGTCCTGCTGTCTCATAAATAGCACCAGCGGCAGACTTGTTAAATATCTGTGCAAGAGTTCTGAAGCCACGCTTGTTAGGACGTGAAGGTGCTGTGCTATAGCCAAGACCGCGACGGATAGCACCTGCATCGAAGGCGCGGTACTCCCATTCGCCGACTTCATTAGCCCAGCCACTCAAAGGTGACTTAGTAGGGACGAAGCCACGCGCACGATTAACTACCTTGCGCAAATGTCCTGCGATTTCTTTCTGTGTCTCTTTGGCTAAGTCAGGAGCGTACTCATTGAGAGCTTTACGGAGTCCGACCCCGCCTTGAAGCTCTACTGGCATCGCTTCGCTCCTTTGCTATGTCCTTTAAGACTTGTACGTGTGTCTGAAATGCCATTGAAGAAAGTTCCACAATGGTGTGATACGGAACTCCATACTCGTAACTCAATCGAGTTGCAAGATAGGTGACGGAGTTCCGATCTATCCTAAAGGGGGTGTTTCAATAACCTCAACTGACTTGATGGTTTCAAGAAACGCTTCCCCAAAAGGTTTGACTGTTTCACCCGAACGTCGAATTGCGTCCCAGCAAAGCCAATAAACATCAGTTTGTTTCTGATCTTCAATGAGTGCCTTGTGGAAGCCTTTCTTGGCATATGTTTCAAATGCAACCTCAAGGACGGGAGTTATTTCAAACTCCTGCACTTGTCCGTCAGCCCTTGTTACTCTGAGATTTGCCATGTTAGCCCTTGCTTTCTATTAGGAAGTTTTTACCTCAATTGTACCTGACACGTTAAATGTGAGGCTCTGAGTTGATAGTGAAGCAACATCGCCATTAACGTCTGTGGTGTTGTTGATAAGGCATGTCATTGTGTAGAGCGGGTTTGCTGCTGAAGTAGCTGCTGAAGTCTGCTTTACTGTGATTGTTGCGTTAGTTCCCCATACACCTTGAAGGGTCTGAAGAACTTCGCCTGTTGCTGTGTCGTTCAAGAAGTCGATTGTGATAGATGAAGCCTCAAGACCCTTAACGAACTTGTGACCTGAGTCACCCATTGCAGTTACTTCAAGCTCATCGAATGAACGATTGATTGTTACCGCTGTAACGTGGTCTGAGAGATCAACTGTTGCGACAGTTAGAACTACACCATTGTTTAAGAATACTGCCATTTCAGTTATTCCTCATCTTTCTTTGTTGTTGGTTTTGTTGTTGATGGAGCAACCTGTCCGATTTTCTCCAAGAACGCTTTCTGTTCATCGTGCCAATCTGACATGATTAACTCCATTCCGTTAGGGTACTGATTGCAATGTCGCAAGTCAGTAAATCTCCAGAGGGAATTGATAGCACGCTTGGCGCGCTGATAGTTCCCACGTTAAAAACAATGCTGGACGCTTCTAAAAGCGAGAAGACCCGAACTATGTCGGCTTCGATGCCAGCAAGGTTGCCCTCATTGTCGAGCAATGGGACAAGGATAGAAATTTTAAAGTTAGCCATTGGGCTGATTGAGGTGTAATCGTTATTGGTTGGCGTGATGTATGGATCAGCAGGGGTCACAATAACGCTGTTAGCAATAGGTGTAGCAGGTGGAAATGAAAAGACTGAATAGAGTGAATTGTCAGTAAGTGCTGAGGCGATTGAGGCGCGAAGTGTAGTGATGGCTGTCATTAGCCCACCATAGAACGAGGGTCAAGATATGGAGCAAGCAAGCCACGAACGCGAGCAAGAAGTGTATTGCCCATGCGGTAAGGGCTTGGAGTGTATCCGTCAATAGATACGCCACCGCTTGAAGGTGCTTGGCGTGACTGCCAGATATCAATCGAAATCATGAGTGCAGCTTCCTGAATTGCAGGAACTGTTGAAGGATCTAAATATGTGTCACCTGCGACTCGACCAAAGGGAGCGACTGGGTGGTATGGGGTTTCTGTGTTGTTGTTGCCTGTAATGGCGTAAGTAATTGAATACTCGCCAACGCTAGTAAGAGTCTTAGAGCCGTTGTGCTTTGAGCCCATGCCTGTAATAACTACAGTTTGTCCGACGTAATAAATGTCTTTGACTGACTCATCAAAGTAAGAAGTGCCTGTGCTGGCTGTGTTGCTATGTCCTACAGCCCAGTTGTAGTTCTGCCAGATGAAAGGAAGGAGTGTATTGTCAGCCGCATCACAGACTTCTTGCAGCACGCTGTCAGCGTAGAGCGTTCCCACTCCTAAAGCTGTGCGAAGTTCTGAGACTGTGCAAAGAGACATGTTTTCCTTTCTAAGACCAGACTGGGGCGGAAGGGCTCCGCCGCCCCAGCTGGTGTACTAGATTGTGGCTACTAAGCCAAGTTGAAGCGACGTACGCCCGCTCCGCCTTTGAGGACACCAATTGCAAGGTATCCGTAGAGAGCGATTTCGAGTTCACCTGATGTAAGGACGTTGAGGCGAAGCTGTGTTGTTGGTGATTCCCAGACCTGTACAGATCCTGGAGCAACCAAGAACGCTGACTCATCAACGATTCCTGATACTGAGATGTTGTGATCAACAATGAGTGAAGTACCGAGAACGTTACCGACTACAGATGTTGGAACAACTGCGCCTGATGCGTTCATTGTCTGACCCTGTGCTGAGTAAAGTGCGCGACCTGTTGTGTCTGCGTATCCTGAGATAGCAGCCCACTGATCTGTTGATGCAACGAGCTTGTTTGCGAAGTCTCCGCCTGTGTTCTTGTACGCTGCTGCTGATTCTACAGAGATGAAGCTCTGGAGACCTGCTGCTGTTGCTGCAACTGCTGTTGCCTGTGTACCTGATGCGGTGAACGCTGCAATAAGTGCTGCGTCTGTTGACTTCTCGTATGCCTTGCGAAGTTCTGTCATGAGGAGATCCATGAACGCAGGTGAAGAGCGGTCGATGAGTTCCCATGAAATGCGGTTGAGACCAGCGAACTTGTTTACAGTTACTGTGTCGTATGTAGATGTCATGCCAGTCTCTGATGGAGCTGCGCCTTCATCTGTGTCTGCAACTGTTGGAGCAGTTCCGAGCTTAGGAATTGTGAATGACATTCCTGCTGCTGGAAGTGCTGAACGTGTTACTGCTTCGAATGCTGGGCGACCTGTGAAAGTTGTTGTTACGAACTCGTTAAGGTGCTGTGGGAGTGTAAGTCCTGTATTTGTAGCAGTCGAATCATCTGCACTTAAAACCATGCGACGAGCATTGTCGTCTCCCATGGCTGCTTTGATTGATGCTTCTAGGTACTGTGCTGATGTGATAGGAGCAATGCGCTCTTTCACTTGGAGATTCGCTACAACTGTTGGGCGAGCCGCTTCGACTGCTGCTGCTTCAACTGCTGGAGCTTCTACCGATGTAGTGGTTTCTTCCACGACTGGCTCGCTTTCTGGTTGGGTTTCTTCTGCTGGGATAACTTCCTCAGCAGCGATCTCTAGCACCTGAGCAGACTTGAATGCTGGCTCAGTAACGAGAGAAACTTCTTTTAACTTTGCCGCTGTGACGACAATGTGACCATCGCGTGATGGTTGTGATGCGATTACTTCTGCACCTACTGAAAGACCTGACACAAGTCCTTCCTGTGCCTGAATGAGTGCATCGTTGCCACCTGTAGAGCGTGACAACTTAAAGGTTGCATAGATGCCGTCAGGACGAACTTCTGCCGCAGTCATGCGACCGACTGGCTTCTTCATGTCGTGCTGTGATAGCAACTTAATCTTAGAGATATCTGAAACGTCGATGGAGTTAGCAGCAAAGACAACACCGCCCATATTGGTTGAACCGACTTCGCCAGTTCCCATTGGAACAATCTTGCCTGAAATTTCGCGACGTTCTTCGCTGCACTCAATAGAGGCTGCTTCGATAATTAGTTCTTTCATTAGCTCATTCCTTCGCTTCCGTTAGGGGTAAGGTCTGTCATTTCCATTGCTTGCTCTGTAGAGATAAGCCCTAGAGATAGAAGCTTCTCAAGTACCTGCAATTCGACCAATGGGTCGTTCTTCAAGAATGTGTCAAAGACTGCAAAGCGAACTTCGTGTCCTGCTGTTGAAATGTCGTCCATGCTAAGGCGTGACTGAATCGCCTGAATGTAAGGCTCGATGGAGAAAGCGTAATACTGTTTTCTTTCATCTTGCACGTTGCTGTACGTCATGCTCTGGTTGTCTTCACTTGACAACAGGTATGCAGGGATATTGCACAATCTGGCGATTTGGGTGCTCAATGAGCGAATCGCGTCTTGGTACATCATGTCCTTAGGAGAAAACGAAACTGGGTTATAGTCCAAAGTGGAAGTTAAATATGCTGTGGAGTTATTCTGACGGGCGCGCTTCCATGCAGCGATGAGACCCTGAACCTCAGAAGGTGGAAGGTCTGCGCCTGAGTTCTTAAGGAATCCTGCTGGCTGTGGATTAGCAGAGTTTACTGCTGCTGCACGTTCGATGTCGATAGCAGCTTGAATGGTGCGACCACCACGATCAAGAACTCCCTCGTCAAAGCCCTGAATGGTGACAATGTCGTTCATGTCCACAGGGCTTGCATCGATGTAATACTGAGTTACATGAATGCCATAAAGGTCAGTAGTGAAAGTAACGCGAGTGTTAGCCACCCACTCGAAAGAAGCTGGGCGACCATCTTCTGCATAACGCTCCGTAATTAAAAGATAAGACACCCCGTAAAAGAGGAGGCTGTCCACGACCCAAGTCAGGGTAACGAAAGAAGGCTGAGACTTTGAAAGTTGGTTAATCCAACGAGGTGGCGCAATTACTTCGCCAGTTTTCTTGTTGTAATACTCAAGCGGAATAGAAGCTACTGTGCCGCAGATAAGGTTACGGGCTCTGGCTACTGATGGAACGCTCATCGCATCGTGGCGAGAGACTCGAGGAATGATCGCGTTGTAAAGCGTTGGTAGGTTTTCACCCATTACTTGTGGAGCGGCTTGCGCTTCCAAGATTTGCGGCTTACGCGAGAAGAGACCCATGAGGGTTAATTATACACTACATGTTGTGCTATTCGCTGTATATAGCCGCTACCTGTTGTGGTTTCACAAGTTGGTGGACAACCATCGCTGTAGAGATTGCACCTGATACGTCTCCTGCCGATTTGCGTTTCACAATGCGCCATGAGGAGTCGTTGGTCTTAGCTGCACAGTTGTTCATCTGTTGAATCCAGTTTTCTTGCCCTGAATGAACTAGTCGATGGTTTACAAGGCTGTCAAGCAAGTCACCGCATGCCTGGTAGAACGCAGCTCCTGATATATCCATTGTCATGCACCCAGCATTGGTTAATCGGTCTGCGATTGACTGCGCTGTATATTTATCGAAGCAGATTTGGCGTGGGCGATACTGGTCAGCCCAGCCCTTAATGTCAGCGGCAATCTTTAGATCATCGACTGAGACTTGGCTTTCCCACGTTTGGAGAATCCCCACACCGATTCGACCATCAGGCAATATCTGACCAGCAACGAGGCTCGCATTGCGGCGAGAAGGAGACACGTCGAAAGCAAAGACTGTATAACCACCTGGAGGAATCGTGAGTGAGGAGTCGGACGTTTCCTCAAGGACTCCATGCGGCCAAGGAGAGCTGAGAGAATCAATCCATTGACATAACAACTCAGTTCTAGTGTTTTCAATAGGGCTCGTCGCAACGGCTTCCTCCAAAGTTTCTTCGGTGATAGTGAAACCAAGGGCTGGGTTGCTTTGCGCCCAACCTGCTCGGTCTGTGATCTTGCAATATTGGGGAGCCGAGTATTCATAAAAGCCAAAGCTCTTAGGAGGATTATCTAAGGCTCGCTCACGCATGCCGTTGAGAACTACTGAGAAAGCGTCTCCTGCATTAGAGGTAAGAAGCGTCTGAGAATTTGGACGCGCTCTAGTCGTTGGAATTGCTGCTCGGTAGCCTTCCTCGTTGATTTCTCGGAGTTCGTCGATAAATAGGAAGTCCGCAGTTCTTCCGCGAGAGCCGTCTCTAGTAGCTGCAACAACGTCCAGCCTTCTCCCGTCCAGCATTTCAATAGATTCAGTTCCATTTGCGTAGCGGATCTGTTTAACGAATCCTTTGAGGTGGTCATTAGTCTCCAATACCTGTGCAACTTGTCGGAAGGTGTCCAGAGCCATTGAGCGGTTCGAGGACATGATCAGTACGTTTTTTGAGTCCCACTTGAGAAGGTGGGCAAGGATAAGCATGCGCGCTAGGTGGGTCTTTCCGTTCTGGCGAGCAATAAGCAGCAGGTTGGTCTTACGCACCCAGTTGCCAGTCTTATCGACTGTGAGCATGTCTTTGAGAACGTACTCCTGCCATGGCAATAGCGGCATCTGGATAATCTCGCAAAGGTCTTTCACATCTTGCAGCTTAGAAGTTCCCTTGAGAGGTATTGATTGAAGCCTCGGCTTAGTTGCCCCTCGGAGCGGTTTGGATCGTGTGGTTGCCATCGGGTTAGTTCTGGACTGGTCGGGCGGTAAAGGGACTATCTTGGTGGACTTTGGACTGTGTCGGGGAGGGGAAGCCAGGAAAATCAGGGGGGGTACGCATGCGCTCTAAAAAAGCCCCCTGTGAGCGTGAACCC